TGTACAAGCTGAACAACTTATAAATGCTTTAGAATCTAATCCTGGTATTGCTGCAAACCTCAAAGGACTTATTTCAGAAAACTTTTATTTGCCAAAAGATATATTAATTGGTTCTGCTTTGATGGGACTTACTACAGAATCTCCAGAGTTAGCTCCATTAGTAGAGCGTTGGTTAGATGTAGAAAAGACTTGGTGGAATAGAACTAAAAATGTAGGTAAGGGTGCTATTAGAACTGCATTTGTTGGTTTTGATTCGTTTCAAGATGAATTAGTAAAGAAACCAATGTTAACTACACAAAAATATTTAAATGATAGAAAGCATGGTGACGGTCAAGGTTTTGTTGCAGCAGCATCTTCTTTGTTATTTGACAAACAAGCACAGAGTGAATGGCAAAAGACTAGACAAATGTTAGGTCCATCTGTTGGTAGAGATGCAATAAAGAAATCTCTTGCAGGTGAAAAAGTAAACTTAGGTGAAGGATTTTTTGGTAACTCTACATTAGCAGAAAATACTGATATATATAAAGAAATGATTGGTAGAGGTGCTGACCCAGAAGAAGTTAAGAAGATAGTTCAGTCTTATTACGGTGAAGATATAACTAATCAAGAACAAGCTAGAGACGAAGGACTAACTATACAATCTAAGAATGGTACGGTTAAATTAACACCTGCAGCTCCTATGTTTGCTAATGTACTAGAACCTGGTTCAAGGTCATACAATGTAGCAACAGGTATTGTTGATGGTGCATTCACACTACTAGCTGACCCAACAATATTAGTTGGTGGCTACTTATCAAAAGGTGGCAAAGTTACTAGGTCATTATCACAAGGTGATGTTTTAAAAGGTGCTGGAATAATAGACAAAGCTGTAAGAAAAACAGTACATGTTCCTTCTGCTATTGAGTATGTAACAAGAACTGCTGGAGGTAGAAAGATTGTTAATCAATTAGTCAAAGCAGAGGATTATGGAACTATAAAAAGATTACTTGGTAAAAGAGGTAGTAGTGGTGCTGATGCTGTATTACATAGAAATATTAAACAAGCTAAGACAACTAAAGATGTAGAAGATTTATTAGTTGGTGCAATAGAAGCTGGAGAGATTACTAAGAAACTAAACCCAACATCTATGATATTTAGAGGCAAGGTGTCATCTAAATTAGGTGGTATGGTCGGTGGAGAACTAGGAGATGCTGTGGGCTTGTCTGGTGCTATACGACAAAATTTAAATAACACTGCTGTAGGTAGATTGTTTGAAACATTTCCTGCACCAAAACTTTATGTCAATGACTTTAATCAATCGTTTTTTGATTTACAGGATTGGATGAGATATGCAAGAGTAGATGATAAATAGCAGAAGTTGCTTTAGATAAAATAGCAGACCTAGCTCTTACACAAAAAGGTATAGATACTGTAGATAGAGCACAAAGTATAAGAAACATGAATGACATTTTAGATATTTGGAATGATGTACAAAAACACATTGGCGAAAAATTTGAAGCTATAGGTTTGCCTAAAGAATTACAAAAAGGCATAAGAAAATGGATGGCAAGTATTGATGAAACTAGAATGTATTTTACAAACCAACTTGGAGAACTCGAATACTTTCCAGGTAGTAAGATAGAAGATTTACCTTTTGATACATATTTTTCTGAACAACTCACTGATGATGAAGCTATAGGTATTGTATCTAAAGTATTAGCTAAGTACAAAAAATCAAATCAAGTAGATACTGGTGAGTTAGATGGAATACTAAGTGACATAAAAGAGATAGCAGGTAATGTTACTTCACCAGAAGATAGAACATTAGTAGAGTACATTACAGGTGGATACTATGAAGGTGTCGAAAAATCTGCATTAAACATAGCAGAAGAAATAGGTATACAAACAAGTGGTCGTGTGCCTTATGGTTTCAGAGGTAAGTCTGGTACTGATGTTGCACAAAGAATGAAAGAATTAGGTTTGACAGATATGTCAGATACAGATAAAGCTGCGCAACTAAAAAACCTTTCTCTTGCTAGACAAAGTGCATTAGAAGAAATAGGTGAAGAAGTTGCAAAACTACCTAGAAGAATAAGACTTAAAACTAATACAAAGATACAAACACTTGATGGATTAGAAAGTAAAACAAGAAATATAACAGAAAAAATTACTTCTTTAAAAACACAAGTTGATGAGATAAGTAAACAATATAAACCAGATGCAGAAAATATTAGAAAATATAAAAAAGAATTTCCTGAAACAACTACAGCAGAAGCTAAAGACGCAATTGCACAACAATTAGATGAGGCAGTTCAATCTACTAAAGATGAATTAACTAGTGCTATTACTGATAGAACAGCTATGGACAAACAAATAGGTGACTTAACAAATCAAGTTAATGATGTTGTTCCTGCATTTAAAGGTTTATCAGAACTAGATAAGAAAAAGATTTATGACAAAGACTTCTGGGACCAAGATTTTGCAAAAATGAAACTAGACAAACAAGAAATAAGTAGAGTATCTAGATACAACTTAGACAATGCTGATATGACAATTATATTTACTGGTGCTAATAAAGGTGGTCAAGGTATTAAACAAGTTCTTAACTATCTAGAAAAAGGTACTCATGTTATTGAAGAAGGTATTAAAGGATTAAAACCAGGTGTATATCAAGGACATAAACCTTATGCTGTTGTTGATATATCAAAAGGTCTTACAAAAAAACAAGCAGAAGAAATACAAAGGTTTGCAGAAATTAATAATGTAAAATCTCTTAATGTTTCTGGTCCTAGTAAATTTACTGGTGCAGAAGAAGCATTGCTTAAAACAGCTATGGAAGATATATTCTTTGTACAAAAAGTATTTAAACCGAACATAACATTAGGTAATGTAAAGACTGCAATTGATGATGCTATTAACAATATAAAACCTGGTGACGAATCAGTATATTCAGCTAAAGAACTAAGAAGTTTAGTTGAAGATATCTCAGATGAAATAGCAAACAGTAAAGACTTATCTAAAAGAGTACAGGTAAATAAAGTACCTAAAGCAACAGCACACTTAATATCTGAATATTATGACCAAGGTCATATACCAATGCCTGATGCTAGATTATTTATAAGAGTCTTTAGACCTATGAGAGATTTAAGTTTAAGACTGACTGGTAGAGGTAGAAATCTAAATGATGTTGATTATGAAAGACTATTAGCAAAACCAATAACAGATTTAGCAGAGTTAGCTTTAAAAGATGATAGAACTTTCTTTGAAAGTTTAAAACTACTTGTTAAAAAATCAAGAGTAAATGTAAAGAAAACTGCAGATGATGAAGAAATAGTAAACCTTACTGAAGGATTACTTACAATGTTAGGTGATGGATACATGCAACGTATATGGAAACCTAGTATTCTTTTAAGACCTGCTTGGGTTGTAAGAGTTGTAGGTGAAGAACAACTGCGTATGTGGGCAGCAGATTTAGATAACGCGTTTGCTCACCCTCTTTCTGCATTTGCTTGGGTACTAGGTAGAAAGCCATCACAAAGAGCAGGTATTCTTAAAAACCAAAGAAAAGTTTTAAGAGATGATTACTTAGCTGATACCCTTAATATAGGTAGAGGTGGTACAGATATATTTAATGAATCATTAGAAATTGCTATGCAACATCAACAAGCCCTAACGCAATCTCATGGGGGAATGACTCTTGGCTTTGACCCAAAGAGAGCTAGAGGTTTTACACAAGTAACTAAAGATGACAAAAGATTCTATGGTGCTGGTGCTAAGGAGTTATTGCAATTAGCAGATGACCCATTAGCTACAGCTATAGCAAAAGTAGAGTTTAATCCTGTAAGAGGTAAAGAAGAATTTAATAGACAAATTGATGAAATTAAAAAAAGATTTTGGGATGGTGATTTAAATCAATGGAGAAAATCGTTTGTTTCTAATTCTGATGAAGAAGGAAGATTTACTAAAAACTTAATAACAAGTAGTAAAGTACATTCAGATTCGTATATAGATTCTATTGTTGCCAGACTACATGATAAAACTGGTGGTAGGTATAGAGCTGTAGAGAAAACACCTGATGGTAAATTTGTAGGAAATGTTTGGGATGAGAACTCTATAAAACCTAACATACAAAGTGAAAACAATATTATCGAATATACCATTGTACAAGCTGGAGATGAAGAACTAATTAGTCACATTGCTAAAGAATCTAATGAATTTGTATCTATAACTAATAAAGCTGGAGAAACTCAGAACATTAAATTTACTAGGGAGATGTCAGAGTCTCAACATAAACAATATAGAGCATGGTTACAAAAAAATAAAAGTGGAGTATGGAGTGACACACATCACTTTAAAGCATCCAGAACTGATACAACAGGTGATTTTGCAAGTGGATATGACAAAGTTCTAGAAACATTGTTCTCAGGATTAATGGGTTCAACTACAAATGACTTATCACGTTCACCAGCATTTAGACAATTTTATTGGAAGTTTATGGAAAACATGTATGCAAATCTAGATGACGTTGCAAGAGTACAGGTATTAGGTCAGGCAAAAAAGATGATGGGTAATTCATTACCAGGCAGTAGAGCTAGAAAATATATAAAGAGTTTAGAGAATATGAAACAAGCAGATGTATCTAAATTACTAGGAGTAGATGATTTAAGACAAGTTGATGACTTAGCCAAAGCATTTGCTCTAACAGAAACAAAAGATTTACTGTACGATTTAAATAGACGGCATGTTATTACAGACATGGTAAGACTAGCTATGCCTTTCGCAGAAGTATATCTTGAAATTGCTGGTACGTGGACAAGATTACTTAGAGGTCAAAAGACTTTATTTGGCAGAAAAGCACAAAGAAGTATAGAAGCTATGCGTAAACCTAGTTTGTTTGGTGAGTATGAAGATGAAGGATTCTTTACAACTGACCCACAGTCTGGTGAAGAGATGTATAACATGAACTGGTTTGACAATATATTTAATATTGATGACAGTTTAAAAAATCCTGAAAGAGATGAAGCAGGAATTAACCCTATAACTGGTCAAAAAACTACAGAGATACCCGATATCAATACTAAGTTAAGAGGATATGCTGGTGGCTTAAATATGGTAGCAGGAGACATTGTACCAGGTCTAGGACCATTGGCTCAAATACCTGCTAGTGCTATTTTACCTTCTACTCCTGATGTAGATAAAGTATTCTTTCCTTACGGCAGACCAGAAGAGGGATTTAGAGAAATGGCAAACCCTATATACTATGCTAAACAAGCTATGCCTAGTTGGTTTAGAAAAGTTATTATAGCTGGTGACTCAATGGATGCTGAGTTTCAAAGAAGTTATGCTAATACTGTAAAAGAAATTCAAAGAGCTATGTTTATGACACAGTCTTATGATGACTCTACACCAGAACAAGAAGTAGCTTCGTTAGAAAAAGCAAAAAAATTAGCTACACAAAGTTTGTTACATAGAGCGTTCATACAATTCTTAGCTCCTACTGGTGCTGTGTTGCAATATGATTATGAAATTGGACCAGGTGGTAGAGCTTATCTAGACCCAATAGAAGCAAAAGAAGGAGACCCAGAAGGTAAATACTTTGCACAAACATTATTAGCTGATGCATATTATCAGATGTTAGCTAAGTCAGGTGGAGATAGAGTTATTGCAATAGCACAGTTTATTAAGGTATTTGGTTTTGACCCTACAGCTTTATTAACTTCTAAGTCTAAACAAATTAAAAAAGTTTCTTTTACAGATGATGGAGGATACTTTAAACAACTTAATAAAACTGTATTTAAAGAATATCCTGATGTTGCATACTACATGTATCCAGATAGTCCATTAGATGAATTTGATTTTAAATCATGGAACAATGCATTTACTGATGGAGATAGAGTTAATCTAAGTGCTGAAGAATATAAACAAGCTGTAAGACAAGCACAAGGAAGTTTGGCTTATGAACATGCTAGAAGAGTAATAATGGATGGACCTATGTATGCAAACCTTCCATATCAAAAAAGAGTAGAACAATTATATTTAATTAGATTACAATTACAACAACAGTTTCAAGGTTATGGAGATACATCATCAGCACCACGTTCTTTATCTACTGATGCAAAAATAAAACAACTTACTGAAATGATACAAAGAGAAGGTGATACTTCAATAACAATGCCTGATGGTACTACAAAAAAACTAAGAGATATGTCAGCAATGAAAGGAATCATTAAATACTTAACAGCAAGACAAAGAGTCTTGAATGTAATAAAATCAGAGTATGGATTGAATGCTACATTAAGTAGAGCAGAAGCTAAAGATTCTAGAGCTTATCTCAGAGGAGTAGCAAATAAAGTAATGTTAGAAAATCCAGATTTTTACTTTATGTACTTTGATGTGTTTAGAATAGAGATAGAAGAAGAAGTAAGTTACTATGGAGGAGATATTTAATGGCGTATACAGAAGAAGAACAATTAGTTATTGATGAAATTTTAGGTGGTCCTAAAGTAGAAGTCGGCTATGGTCGATTTACATTTGGTGCAGCAAAAGGTGGTTTTCAATCACGAGATTTTGATGATGAAAAGTTTAATGATTTTTTAAGTATATTCTTTTTAGGTGATGACCAGTTTGTTAGACAATTTACTACTAATGTTAAAGACTATCTTAGTGCAAAAACAAGTGGTGGAATGGAACCAGAAGGTACCTACGAATCACCTGATATAAGTTTAGCTGAGTATCATATATACGCTGAAGCTGTTTACGGTGTAACTTGGGATGAGATGACACCAAATATGCAAGATGCAATTAATTTTACTTATGAATCATTAGCATATAATAATCCTACATCATCAGAAGCTGCTTCTAAGATAAAAGATAACACTAATGTACTTATTGATTTACATGAAAAAGGTACACTACCAGAAGAATTACAACACTTAAGTAGTGACATAGTAGGTACAGCTATATCAGCAGGTTATACAGACCAAGCTGACTTAGCATACAAAGCACAGATAGGTAAAGAAGCTAAGGACGGAGAGTACATAAAAGTAGCAGCTGAAGCTATAAATTTTGATAGTGCAAAAGAATTACAAGATAAACTAGACAACGATGAAATAACTACACAAGAGTACATAGCTGGAATAGAAAACATTATAGATGCTGAATACGGTGAAGACTATGTAAGTAAATTTATTAACGAAGGTTACAGTATTTCAGATGTCCCAACATTGTATGGACCTGGTATGGAGATGAGTCCAGAAGAATCAGAACAAGCAAGAGCTAGAAATTATTTTGGAGAAACAGATTACTACGGTATTGGAGAACTTAATTTAGATGTGTATAGCGAAGATACTGGGCAAGGCACTCAGCCTTTATACCAGACAGGATTAGGTACTTCTTTGTTTGCTAATGCATCACCTGAAGACATAATGGATACTCAGTTGTTGTTAGTAGAATCAGGATTTTTACAGCCATTTACTTTTGTTTATGGGGTACTTGATAATAATCCAGGTGGAACAATAGAAGCTATAGAGTCAGCTATGTCTAGGTTTAATCTAAATGGTGATGGTATGGCTCGGCAAGATTTGTATAGTATATTACTTGCACCTGGTAGTACAGCAGCAAACATGAATGTATTTTTAAAAGAAAATTTTAAAGATACTTTATCAGACTACGGTTATGGTACTGGTGCTTTTGAACCTGGCTTTGGTGGAGAAAACGCATACCAGAATATATTTCAATATACTAAACCAAACTTTTCAAATGCAACAAATGTAATATCAAATGCAATAACAGAAGGTTTAGGTAGACCTGCATCTGATGGAGAGTTGCAACAATACTTTGATTGGTGGTCTAAACAAGACTATTCATTACAAAAACAAAACTTTGATATAAGACAAAAGAATATGCAACTTGAACTAGAAGATGCAAGAAAAAGAAGAAAGTATGCTGGTCTTAGTATGAGTTCACAATTTACTCCTAGTCAACTAGAGGGAGAAGTAGATGTAGATGCAGCTATGGCTAACAGTTTCAATGACTTTATGAGAAATACTTATGGAGATATTATTACAGGGAGTCAAGCAGATGCACAGTATAGGAAATCTTTTGCTAGTCTTATGGGTAGCCTTGCCAATATCAGTTCCCAATCTGGAAACTAATATGGAACTTACAGAAGAACTAGTAGAACACATAGAAAAACTAGAAGGATTTAAAGATGAAGCATACTATGATGTCAACAATAATTTAACTATTGGTTTTGGACATACTAAAGCTACAGAAACTTTCGATTTTGTTGAAGGACAAACTATAGATAGAGAAAAAGCAGAAGAAGTTTTGCAATTAGATTTAGAACATGCAGAAGGAATTGTTAAAAATCTTATTAAGAATAGTCCTAATGTATCAATAGAAGACTTTACACAGGATGAATTATCGTATGCTGTCTTAGTTTATTTCAATAGACCTTGGGCTTTAAGGAATGTACAAGGTGAACGAGGTACCTATGATGGCTTAGAGTTAATAGCTAAAGGTAATTTAGATGACGTTATTGCTGACCAAGAAGCAAAGTTTAATAGAAAGTATGATAATGAAATACCTGAGTGGGCAACTAATAGGTTAACTAAAGAAAAAGATTATACAACATTCGACACACCACCAATTGATGATACCCCACCAGTTGATGACACAACATTTGTTTATAGATACTTTGGTAACATTGGTGAAGTCATTAAACCTACACAAGCTCCAGAACCAAGGACTACAATTAAAACAGTTAATAAAGAAGGTAAAGAAATATTTGACCCATTCTTAGAAGTTCCGCAGTTTTTTAGAAAACTAGGAGATACAATAAAAGATAGATTCAGTATAAGTGGAGCTATAGATAAACAACTAGACTTTATGGAAAAAACATATAGTAGAAAAGAAGCTGAGTAATGAGAGAAGAAATAACAATTGTTAAAGACGGACAGACTAAAGTTATAGAACTAGAAGATTATCCAATCTTTAAAGAAAGAGGTTGGTTACAAGAAGAAGAAAAAACATCAGGACCTGTAGCAAATGCTAATTGGGTACATAGTAATAAATTAGTTGCAGACGCTGTTTATGTAAAAGAAGGCGTAGTATATTTTGCTTACGACATATCAAGCCTAGTTGGCTACCCAGCATTTATATCTTATGTAGCTAATGGATTAAGTCCTAATAAGTATTCAACTAACTGGGGTGTATCTGGAGATGGAGAAAACAGAGTAGGTCCTGCTATATCTAACACACCTCCAGCAGGAGAGATTATAGAAGACACTAGTCTGTCTATGACAGGTTTTACAATAGGTGGAGAGTATGCCTCAACAGCTAACAATAGTTTTTCAGATTTTGTTTTTAGTGGCTTTGACGAATTAAAAACTTCGTACCCTTGGTTGTTTGATGACGTAAATGGTCAGACACCAGGTCTTACTTTATTGTTTGAAGCCTTAGCATTAGGTACATCAGTAACAGCAGAACAATTAAGTAGAGCTGGATTAACTACAGGATACACACAAGGAAGTTTAGATTTCTTAAATGCTACTATTCTTACAGGAGGAGATGACCCTTTATCATTTAATTTAAATGGTGAATCAGTAACAAATCAAAAGTTTGCTAAGTTACTAGGTACTAAAGAAGCAGAATTAGTTACAGCATTACAAGATGTTGGAATAAGTTCTGAAGTATTTAAAAGAGAAAATCCAGAATTGTACCAAAATTTATTAGACCAAACCGTTAGAGGTAAAATTACAGCTACATTGTTAGATGAGTATGTTGGATTTGTACTTGGAATAGAAGGATTTGATTTTGGTAAAGATAGCGATTTCTACCAGATTTTTTCAGGACCAAGAAGTGAACTTAATTCACCTGTATTTAATCAATCTAATTCATCATTTGCTAATGGTATGGTTGCACAAAACCAGGCTATAAGTTACATAGGATTATCAAGATGGAGTGGACTATCTAAAGAAGAACAAAACAATTTAGTAGAGTTATACGCAAACGATACAAATACTTTTAATGATAGATTACAAACTATGTTTGATAACGACCCAATATGGGGGGAAAAGTATGGAGGTAAAAATCTTAAATACTCTATGGTTGTTAGTCCATATAAAGCTTCTTGGCAACAAACTTTTGGCGAAACAGCAGATGAATCAGATGAATCTTTCTTAGAAGGTATAGGATTATCACAAATAGATGCTAGAAAAAATTATAGAACAAAAGCATACAGCCAAAGAAATAAGTTCTTTATGAATAGTATGTCAGAAAATTTAACTAGTAGTCTAGGTGGAAATGTAATACAGGCAGCTAGGATAGGGTAATGGCAAAGTTTAATTATTACAGAAGAGACCAACTTACACCTATAGAAACAGATGATTCAACCAAAAAAGGTAGAGACTTCATAGAAGCATTAGAAAGTTCTGGATACTACCAAGATAAAGAACGTGCTGTTAATGAATCAGAATCATTGGTAGGTGGTTCTAGTTATACTGCTGCAGCATCAACAACAACTTCTACTTCTACAACAGAAGAAGAAGCAATAAACCTTAGTCCTAATCAAGTGTATTTGCGTGTGCCTTGGCTTAAATCATATGCAGGAGATAATGCAGATAAGTTAGTAGATGCGTATATAAAAGGTTTTATTGAAGGAGACGGTTCAACTACGGCTGCTGTATCTTCAATGAGAGCGCTTCCTGAATATCAAACAGTATTTCCAGGTATAGTAAATACTGAAACAGGTGCTATTAGAATGTCAGAAAATTCTTATGTTGCAGGATTTGAAACAGTTAAAGCATCTTTAATTGGAAATGGACTTGGTGGATATGCTAAACAAAAAGGCAGAGAAGTTTACGCAACTCTAGTAGGTAACCAAGTATCACCAAATGAATATATAAATAGAGTACAAACTGTTCGTTACAAAATATTTGACAGAATGGATGAAGGCATGAAACAAAATGTTGTGTCTGCTTATAATGATTATTATTCTAATGAGCTTGGTGAAGATGTTAAATTAGATGAATCGTCAATACTAGCACTTGCTATGGACCCTAATTTAAATACAGAGATACTACAAAAAAGATTAAACGCATCTGAACTAGGTGCAATCTATACTACAGAAATAGGACAAGATGCTTCTTTAGAACGAATACAAGAGTTTACACAAGCAGGTGTTACACTCGGCTCAGCAAGAAATCAGTTTTCTAATGCAGCTACAACAGCAAGATTATTAAACACTATGTCAAGAAGACAGAACAGAACAAGCACTGTAGGTACAGCATCTAATGTTTTAGAAGCTACATTGTTTAAAGACGACAATTTATTAAGTGAGATACAAGCTATAGAAGCACAGAATATTACAGCTAGTTCAGTAGCTACAGGTTCTTATACAACCCAATCAGGACAAGTAACAGGTCTTACTGAAAACTAAATCTAAACCTTGACTTTAGATTTATATCTTTATATACTACATGTAGTGCCTGACGAGGTCGGCACTTTAAACATAGGGTCGTAGCAGTTGGTTATCCAAGGTGTCCAACGTGTATCATAAATCCCTTGCGACATCCCTTTAATTACCTGGCGGTTATTTATATAGGGGTTTTATATGCCAGAGAAATGAGGAATAATAATGGAAGAAATTAAAGAAGAAGTAGCCGTAGAGGAAGTTGAAGAATCATTGGATAATGAAAACATTAAACAACTTAGACAAGAGTATAAAAAACTCAAAGCTGAGAATAAACAATATAAATCAGTAGCAATGGATTCAGCACTTAACTCAATAGGTTTATCTTCTGATAAAGGACTAGGTAAAGCAGTAACAAAACTGTATGACGGAGATGTAACAGTTGACGCTATAACAGATTTTGTTAGTAAAGAGTTTGGAGAAGTAAATGCTATTAATGCTGACACTATACCAACAGCTACACCTAATCAAAACGTAATTGAAGCTCAGTCTCGTGTAGAACAACTTAATAAGTTGGGAGTTCAACCAACTCCAGAAGATTCATTTTCGGATTTAAACGCTTTTATTAATAATCCAAAGACAAGTGTTAAAAGTTCTATATCTGCAAAACTGCATGCAATAGATGTTTTTGACGGACAAACAAAAAAATAAGTAATAGATAAAAAACTAGGAGAAGATTAATTATGGGAGCAATATCCCTAACAAACAGTAGCATTTATGCTCAGAAGATTAATAACTTTACTGGTGAATTGTTTAAAGTTGGTGGTCAAAGGACACCTTTCTTATCAGCCGTTGGTGGCTTGAATGGAGGAACTGCAATACAGTCAACCTTCTTTCAAATCCAAGCAGCTGATAATGCAGTTGTATCTTCAGAACCTACTAAAGGTCAAGAAGGTGCAGCTCCAACAGAATACTTAGGTCGCGATAGGGTAGCTTACACTTTCGCAACACAAGTTTTCCATAAAGGTGTACAAATGACATACACAGCTTTAGCAAGTTACATGAATCAAAATCCATTTGACTTATCTGCAAACATTGCCAACTCCTCAGACGGAGACGGTACTGTCACAGCAGGAGACAAACTAGGTCTTTTTGGTGGTAACCCAGTAACAAACGAATTTGCTAATCAATTAGAATTAGCAATGGAAAAAGTAGCAAGAGAAGTAGAATGGTTCGCTTTTAACGGAACATTCGCAGACGGTGCTAATACAACACCAGGTTCAGGAACACGTGAAATGCGTGGTCTTAAACAATGGGTTGGTCTAAATGCAAATGCTAACAACACAGTAGCTCCAACATACGTAGGTGGTAACATCCACTATTGCGATGCTGACGGAGATGCGACATCAGCAGCTAGAGGTCTCACATGGGACGCTATAGCTGAAGGTATGAAACGTCTTTATGACGCTCATGCTCCAATGAAAAACCCTGTTTTGGTTGTAACACCAACGCAATTACTATCTCTTAACACAGAGTTAGCTAAGGGTACAGTTGGATTAGCTGCAGCAATTATCCCAAGGGATAGAAACGTTGCAGGTATCGACATTGATACAGTTGTTACACCATTTGGTTCTATCGGTATGATGGTCTTAGACCCTAATATCATGCCATCAGGAACTGCTTACATATTGGACTTGGCTTTTATAAAACCAGTTTTCACAAATATCCCAGGATATGGAACTGTGTTCGTAAGAGACATTGACCAAGATGCTAATGCAAGAGTTGGTAAAGCAATTTATATGGAGATGGGATTCGATTTCGGACCTCCTTCATATCACCTATTATTCGAGCAAACAGTAAGTTAGAATTAATAGTTAGAATTAGAACTTTGGGAGTAGCTCCACCTGCTCCCTTAGTTCTGCTAAGATAAGATAAATACATAAGGAAAAGAATTAATGGCAAATAAATTAGTCGGTGTAACTTACACTGGTAGTCAAACACAAAGTCCAGCTATACCAACAGATGGAATGTTACTAGCAGGGTTTATACCTAATGCAGCTTTTAATGGAACAACAGTAACCTTTCAGTGGTCTGCTACTCAAGAGGGTGGTGGAACATATATTGATGTAAAAGAAACAGATGGTTCAGCAGTATCATAT